CAAATGCTAGAGCGTGGAGTAGCAAAGGAGTGTGCAAGGTTTGTACTGCCCTTAGCAACGCCTACACGCCTGTACATGACAGGTTCAGTGCGTTCTTGGATTCACTACATTGATTTGCGTTCTGGACACGGTACACAGAAGGAACACATGGACATTGCAAACGCTGCTAAGCAAGTATTCATTGAACAGTTTCCTGCTGTTGCTGAAGCACTTGAGTGGCAATAAATAACATTAAGGTATAAATGATTTATGGCTGTATATCCTGTTATTAATAGAGAGACTGGTGAACAAAAAGAAGTTAAGATGAGTGTTCACGATTGGGATCAATGGAGAATAGACAATCCAGCATGGGAAAGAGATTACTCAGATCCAACAACTTTCCCTAACTTTGGGGAAGTGGGTGAGGTTTACGATAAACTCAAAAAATCTCACCCAGGTTGGAATGATGTCTTGAGAAAGGCATCTAAAGCCCCTGGTTCTAACGTTCGCCCTATCTGATCCCTTCTCTTATGCCCGCAAAAAGAAAGAGTTCAACTCCAGTAGTTCCATTTGGAATGAGTAACAAGCACATGAAAAGAAAAAAACCAATCAATTCAGACTTGATGAAAACGATTGATCCTCTTACAGAGAATCAACAAGAACTTTTCAGATGTTACAAGAACGATCAAAACATCGTTGCATATGGTGCTGCAGGTACAGGAAAGACTTTCATCACCCTCTACAATGCCCTACAAGACGTATTGAATGAGAAGACACCCTACGAGAAGATCTACATCGTTAGATCTCTTGTAGCGACCAGAGAGATTGGTTTCCTGCCTGGAGATCATGAGGATAAGTCTTCACTCTACCAGATTCCATATAAGAATATGGTAAAGTATATGTTTGAGTTACCAACTGAAGCAGACTTTGAGATGCTTTATGGTAATCTTAAAACTCAAGGGACAATTTCTTTTTGGAGTACTTCTTTTATTCGTGGTACAACTCTTGACAATTGCATCATCATTGTTGATGAATTCCAAAACTTGAATTTCCACGAACTTGATAGTATAATTACAAGAGTTGGTGAAAATTCAAAGATCATGTTCTGTGGTGATGCCACTCAGTCTGATTTGGTTAAAACAAATGAGAAGAATGGTATTATTGATTTCATGAGAATCCTGCGTATGATGCCTTCAGTTGATTGTATTGAATTCGGCGTAGAAGACATTGTACGTTCTGGTCTTTGTAAAGAATACCTTATTGCTAAATCTGATCTGAATCTATGAATTTTATTCATCATAATTATCTCGGTGAAATTGAGTTAGAAAAGAAAGAAACAAATGGCATCCGTCTCTATAATCTTCCCAATGGAGACTGGGTGCCTTCTATCACATCTGTAACTTCTTTTTATAATCGACAAATCTTTGCTGACTGGCGAAAGCGAGTTGGTATTGAAGAAGCAAATCGTATCACCAAGAAAGCAACTACAAGAGGTACTGACTTTCACGAGGTAGCACAGGATTATCTACTGAATAAAGAACTTGATTGGAACAATTATCTTCCAGCATCTAAGTTTATGTTTCATCATTTGAAACCAGAACTAGATAAGATAAATAATATTCATGCTATCGAAAGAACACTCTACTCAGAATACTTTGGATTGGCAGGTAGAGTCGATTGTATTGCAGAATATGATGGAGAACTCGCAGTCATAGACTTTAAAACTTCAGAAAAGATCAAACCAGAAAAGTGGATTGAGAACTATTTTGTTCAAGAAATGTTTTATGCATCAGCATACTATGAGATGACTGGTATTCCCATTAAGAAGTTAATTACTTTGATGGTTACCCCTGGTGGTGAGGTCAAAGTATTTGACAAAAGAAACAAAGGGGATTATATTAAGTTATTAGTTCAATATATTAAAGAATTTGTACATCACAATACTGGGACAAAGAATGGGGAATGAACTAGAAAAAGAATTAGAAAAAAAGTTTTTCTGTCCATCCAAATTCGCACAAGAGATTGAGCATCTTGTTCAACATAATGTAGAGATGAACTATATTGATGCTATCATTCACTTCTGTGAACAAAATAGTGTTGATTTGGAATCAGTTCCTAAACTGATCTCTAAACCATTGAAAGAAAAATTAAAGTATGAAGCAATGGAACTTAATTTTCTGAAGAGGAGTTCCAGAGCGAAGTTACCACTTTGAGGAATGATGCCCTTTGATGCTTATAAACAATATCTTTCTCTGAAGAATCACTTCACGAAAGATAAGTATGATTATCACAAGTATTGTGGTAAGAGTCGTGCGACTGTTCAATCATTCTATAAAAGAAAGGATAGATTTTGGTTTGAAAAGTTAGCACGAAATAAGTCTGATCAAGAAGTTATTGATTTCTTTATTTCAAACTTTATTACCTGCACGGATCCAAGTAAACTTTGGATAGGAGAGATGATACGTGAAGGTGAAGACAGATACACTTCATGGAAGAAAAGAAATCAGTCACTCACGTATATCTTTAAAGAAGAAATTGAAACTCTCTTTGCTGATAACAATTTCGATTCCATGTTTGCAAGAGATGGATCACGTCATCCACAGATTCTCAAAGAATATTTGAGAGGTGCAGTATCTATCGAGACTATGGTTATTCTTGATAGAATACTTGGGTTCAGAAAAGACTGGGACAATAAGTTATCTGACCCAGTGTGGGAAACTGTTAGTATGAGAATTAAAAAGTATTCTCCTTTCCTACATATAGATGTATTTCGTTACAAAAATGTTCTTAAAGAAATTGTTTTAGGAGAGAAATGAGTTTCTTCGATTCAGATGTTGTCCGTGCAGAGATGACAGAAATTAGTGAACTACAAGAAGACGTTTATAAAAATGTCTTCAAGTTTCCAACAATGACAAAAGAAGAAAAACTTTTTCATGTAGGCATGTTAGAGCGACTTCTTGAAAAACAAAAAGTCCTTTATACTCGTTTGAGTTTGTCTGATGATCCTGAAGCAAAGCAGATGAAAGAACGCATCACTGAATCTGCAACAATGATGGGTCTTCCTAAAGATGTTGATATGAATATTTTATTCAACAACATGTCCAAAATGCTGGATGTGATGAAGGAACAGATTGACAAGACAGGTTCTGACCTGTAGAATAACGAAGTACACAAAGGCCAAATCCGTACAAAATCCGAGGTAATCCTAATGTCTTTTGCAAATCTTAAGAAGCAATCTTCTCTTGGTTCACTGACTTCCAAACTGGTTAAGGAAGTTGAGAAGATGAATAATACTGGTGGCGGTGGAGATGACCGTCTCTGGAAACCTGAAATGGATAAGACTGGCAATGGTTTTGCAGTCATTCGTTTCCTGCCCGCTCCTGAAGGGGAAGAACTTCCCTGGGCAAAGATGTACTCCCATGCCTTCCAAGGTCCTGGTGGTTGGTACATTGAGAACTCTCTGACTACTATTGGTCAGAAGGATCCCCTTGGTGAATACAATCGTGAACTGTGGAACAGTGGTAGCGATGCAGACAAGGATACTGTGCGTAAGCAAAAGCGCAAGTTGTCCTACTATGCCAACATCTATGTTGTGCAAGACAAAGCAAATCCACAGAACGAAGGTAAAGTATTCCTTTATAAGTTTGGCAAGAAGATCTTTGACAAGATCATGGAGTCTATGCAACCTGAGTTTGAAGATGAGACTCCCATCAATCCTTTTGACTTCTGGCAGGGTGCTAACTTCAAACTGAAGATCGTCAAGAAGGATGGTTACTGGAACTATGATAAGTCTGAGTTTGATCGTGTGTCTCCTCTGCTGGATGATGACGATGCAATGGAAGCAGTTTGGAAGAAGCAATATTCTCTCGCTGCTCTGACTGCTCCTGATCAGTTCAAAACCTATGAGCAACTTGAGACTCGTCTGAAGATGGTTCTGGGTCAGAAGTCTTCACGTCCTCGCTACGATGAAGAGACTAATGATGAAGATAATGATCGTGGTTCTTACACTCCTGACTTCTCTTCCCGCTCACAGAAGTCTGAACTTCCTGAAGACCTGAGTGCTCAACTGAACAACTTGAGTTCTTCTAAGTCTGATGAAGATGAAGATGATGCACTGTCCTACTTCCAGCGTCTTGCTGAAGAGTGAACTATAATCAAATCTGCCTCACACTTTTAGTGGTGGCAGCATATGTGAATCTCCTATTCAAATAGTCTAATATTATCAGCAGTCTTCAAGGTTCTACTCTTATACTGGGTAGAACCTTTTTTATATGTCATAATATCTTCTATATCATCTCTTACAACATTAATATATTTTGATTTGAGT